GTTCATCTTGTTTCCTTTCTTTTATGGTTTATTTTTTATATATGAGAGTAGAGAATCTCGAATCAATCAATGTGTGGTACAAATTGTAGCCTTGGTTTTCTAGCCTAGCTTTTTGCCTTTCCGCTTGATTGATACTGTTTTCGCTTTGGAAGTCTATTGTGATTGTTTTCATTTTATTTCTTTCTTTTATGGTTTAGGTTTAGGATTCTGTGACAAGGACAACCGCTTTGGTTGCCTTGCCGCTTGCTTTCACAAAGTCTTTTGCATTCTCTTTCAAGTACTTAGCCCACCCCTTAAGGTAGCTTGCTGAGTTGTTCCAATCAGGTTCAATTCCCATCTTGCCGAGTAGAAAACAGCTTCCGATCTCTGCGACCAGTTCCTCAAAGCTGTAAGCTTGCTTGCCAGAATTATATTGCTTTTCATTCTCCTTAAATCGGTTTAGTCTCTTGCTGTGCCCAGTGCTATGAATAATCTCGTGAGCCAAGACAGCTTGATAATGCTCTCCAGTATCAAAGGCCTGCTCGTGCGGCATCTGTATTCTGTCAAAGCTTGGCATATAATAGGCCTGGTCGCCGCCATGCGAAATCCCGACATTCTCCCTTGCTAGGTAATCGCCAAGTATGCTGTTAGGAATGCTCTCCTCAATCTCCTCAATCGTGCCCGCTTTGCTCATGTCAATTCCCTCGCATTGCTCTACATTAAAGACGGTGTATGACTTTAGGAACCAGCTAAATTCCTGCATTCCATCTTTTTCTTTCTCAATCCGACTCCAGAAAACAATTGGCGTCCCTTTCTCTCCTCTCTTTACATTGCCTTTCATTGCCTTAGCTTGCTTGTAAGTTAGCCAGCCAGCGTTTGAAAACGGTGCACAACTCAATAGCATTTGATTGCTCCCGTTGTAATTTCTACCGCTTGCAAAGTTGTGCGGTATCCTTCCATCTTTCATTGCTCGCCATGTCTTTTTCCACGGGTTTGTTCCTTCTTCCATTAACTGGATTAACTTTTCGGTTATTTTTTCGTATGGTGTTACTTTCATTTTTTTTCCTTTGTTTTATGGTTTATTTTTTGGTTTAGGCTATTTGATAGCCACCGACTTGAAAACCTGCATTGCGTAGCATTCTTTCAGTTGCGTCGGGATGATTCGTTTTTTCCGTGTAAATTACTTCGCCTTTATAGTTTATAAATTGATAGATCATTTTGTTTCCTTCTTTTATGGTTTATTTTTTGGTTTGTTCACTCCCTTGAATTTTTCATGCGGAACTTGTGACCGCCATTGGCTAGGTTAAACGGGTAGTTTTCGGTCATTTATACTCCTACTCACTACCCCTAAAAATCTAAGTTGTTAAGTCAAATTTTTGTGGCTTTTCTTATTTATTCCCGAAACATAAGAAACCCTCAAGCTTCTCTTTTACATGGCATTATCTTCTCAGAGTGTAGTCAGCCCTATTTGTTTTCGGTCATTCCCTTCCGATTTTCCCGTGTCGCATACAATTCTAAAATCTTCCTGATGTCAGAGATGTTACCCCTGTTAAAGCTTTTCTAAGGCCTTAAATGCTTCCCTTATTGACGGGGTCTCACCCCTGCTCTTAGTTCAAGTTTGGATCGGGCGTTTCGGTAGAAACTATGTCAAGGAACATCGTATTTAAACGATGACAAAAATATATCCGAAACCGTGAAAAAGGTAAATCCCTAAAAATGAAACGGGGAATCAATGAAAATGAAACCAGCTTGAACTGCTATCAATTCATTTCCTACATATAGTATGCAAGGCACAGAACCAGGGTAAATACCCTGCATATGCACAAGGTGAACCCCACAAAATCGCGTATATGGCTGTTTCTCGGATCGCGAGACCCTACACCCATGCAAGGCCTTGCAAGCCCGTATAAGGCAAATGCGTAGATTTGATTGAAACCTAGGGTAAACCCCTTACTGTCAAGCATATAATGAAATATTTTACTTGAGACTGAATCTCAACTGATACCCCAAATGTACCTGGTGTATATACCCTATGCCTGGAGGTAAATACCCTAGTGCATGGATGCATCCCCTCTCATAGAGAAAAAACCTTAGCTCACGTGAGGCAATCCCCCCAGGAGGTAAAGACCCCAGGACCACCTGAAGGAAAGACCCCAGGAGTTTTAGAAAGTCCTATTGAGACTGGGTCGCAACAAGGGTTACTAGAACGCCTGAAGGAAAGACCCTAGCAGGAACTGAGGACTAGGCCGACTGAGGTGAACACCCTAGGGGTGGGGGCGGTCAACTTGCGGTGGGGACACCCTGTGTATATATCATATAACGGGCCTTAAAAAAATCCCTCTCTCAAGGGCCGTACTACTGACTGCCCTTCCTTAAGACTGCCCTTCCTTAAGGACAATGGCCTTAGATGAATGTCTTACGGCCAGTTACTTCTAGGAATCCGTTATGTTTTTATTTCCTTCTGAAGTTAAAACCTTAGGCTTGGCTGCCTTAAGGTAGGCATTGATTGTATCATACGGGTAATCATTGTCAAGGATAAAATAATCCTATATGGTATAAAGTCTTGACTACCTAGGGTATATACTTCATAAATGGAAAAGATGCAGGAGAAAGAAGAACTAATCAAGGAGATTTCTGAGGCTATTCAACAGGTAGCTCAGGACAAGCAGGCATTAAAGATGAAGTCCTTGAGTGTATATAACCCCGAAAAGGTGGCTAACATCCTGTATTTATATAGCACTGGTTCTTCTCAGACTAGGTTAATCAAGAAGTACGGTTACGAAAGGCCGACTGTTGTTAACATTCTAGTTGATTACGCTGACCACATGGGAAGGTTCAAGGAGTTATCTGGCAGGATTGCGGCTCAGAACTATTTGAACATAGCTAGTTTAGAGGAGGATTTAATTGAGAAGGTCCGTGAGCGTATGGAGACTGATCCATTGATGGAGGTAAGTTTCAGGGATCTCAAGGAGATTAGTATAGCTAAGGCTAATGCTTCTAGGGAGGCGTTGACGGCTAGGGGTGAAGCTACGCAGATCACAGAGGAACGCAAGGTATATACGCAGGATGACTACGAAGCAACCATACAGGCTGCTAAGGAACGTATTGCCAAGGCTAAACAGGCAGAGGTCGAGGAGGTCATAGATGTCGAGGACTAATAACGGAGGAGACAGGAGCACGAATGCATATGAATAAGATATTTATAATTTACATTGTTATTGCATCCATTTGCATTGGCGTAATGAACAAGGAACTGCGTGACCTTCAAAAGCAGGTGGATATGCATCAAGAGATTATTGAGATACACAATAATATTTTCGAGAACACAAATGATGTTTTAGATTTCATCATTGATAGACTTAACTTGAACTACACGAACTATGGGAAAAGGATGCCAACCCCGAAAGGGACATAACGCTGAGAAGCAATCAAAGAACTACGACGATATTGATTGGTCAAAGAAGCCAACGGATCGCCCCGTCAAAGTCAATATCAAAGGAATCAAATGATTACAGACGAACATAACGAGCAAATATTCGAGCAGGTTAGGGCAATTCTATCTGAGCATTTCCCGAACTTCATGTTCGCAGCAATGGATGACGGTGGGGAACTGTACTATGACTTCACTAATTTACCTATCGGTAGAATGCTCCAGCGTGAGATGCAGGAGGATATGGAGAGCGAAGCACTGGACAACGATGACTGGACTATTGAGTGGGCAGATGAAGAGGAGGGTGAAGAATGGAACTAGGTCTATTCTTTTGCTTAATAGCATTTATTGCTTGGACTTCTCTTGTTGCTAAAAGCTAGATGGAGCTAACCTTTACAAAGCACCCAATCCTCAAACCACCCACGGATGAGGAGATTGTCCAGCTTGGTGAGATTGATCCTAAGCTACTGGTTGATCTACATAAGGCTCACGAGGGGCGTATAGACGCAGCGGAGGAAGATCCTTTGCGTCATGGCTTTGACTTAGCTGGTTGGTCAAGGATGCGTCAAGCGATTAGCCAATACGACGAAGTAATTACCTTCGGTGGGAATCGCAGCGGAAAAACAACGGGCTGTGCAAAGATGTTAATGGAAGCTGTTACGCAGAACGAGGATGGCCACGTTGTATGCTTCTCACAGAATGCGGATACATCCGTTAAGGTACAGCAGGCTGCCGTATGGGAGATGATGCCCAAGGAGTTCAAGAAGAAGACAAAGAGCATAGATGGTTACATCAACTTCAGTATGCAAAATGGCTTCACAGGATCATCATTTATTTTTCCAGATACTAGGACCCGTGTAGATTTCAAGACGTATACACAGTTCAGTAATAACCAAACAATCCTTGAGGGCTTTGAGTTCGGGTTCAAGAAGCCCAACAGCATTAACATCGGGGCATGGCTGGATGAGTACCTTGGTGACGCTGCACTTGTAAATACTTTACGTTTCCGTCTAGCTACCAGGAACAGTAAAATGATCCTAGGCTTTACTCCAATTGATGGGTACACACCTTTCGTGGCTGAGTACCTGAAGGGTGCTGAGACGCTAGAGACTAGGAAAGCAGAACTTCTAGAAAGAGAAGTACCCGTTACTCAGTACAGCCCTGAGCGTGACGCTGGTATTGTTTACCTTCACTCGGACGAAAATCCATTCGGTGGTTACGAACGGATAGCCAAGGATCTAAAGAACTCAAGCGAGGACCAGATTATGGTTCGTGCCTATGGGTTACCAACGAAGTCAATGACTTCACTGCTCCCGAACTTTTCTCCTGAAGTTAACGTACTTAACGATAAGCCCAATAAGTACAATATGGAGTTCCCACCAGCGGACTCCCTTACATGGTATCAGGTCGTTGACCCAGCCTTTGCTAGGAACTATGTAAGCATTTGGGCTGGCGTATCCGAGAATGAAGAAGTATTTATACGCAAGGAGTGGCCGAGTAGGGATCAATACGGTGAGTGGGCATTGTTCGGTGATCCTAAGTGGAGATACGGCCCAGCATCCAAGAAGATTGGTTACGATGTAGAGATGTACTGCGAACTCTTCAAAGAAATAGAGCAGGAACTAGGGATTGATGTAACTGAACGTATTGGGGACTCACGCTTCTTTGCGAAGGAGAATGAAAACAATGTGGATCTATTTACTAAGTTCTATGACTACGGATTAAGCTTCATAGCTTCCGATGGTCAAACAGAACAGATCGGTGCGACTGCACTGGATGAATGGTTCTTCTATAACCCGAACTACGAGATTGATGAGGCTAACCGCCCTCGCTGCTATATACACGAGGACTGCGGGAACTTAATTGAATCCGTCATTAATTATAATTCAGCGGGTAAGTCAGATGAAGCCCTAAAGGACTTCTTTGACGTACTTCGCTATTTGCGAATGTCAAACGGTGGCTACGGCCCTGATTACTTCGCATCCAACGATATGTATACAACAATGAGAACAGAAGGAGGCTACTGATGCCAAAGAAAAGATTAACTAAAATTGCAGAGGAATACGATACCCCGTTTGAGGAGGCACTAGAAGTTGCTACCGAAAAACTACCAAAGGATCAAATTACAGGTAAAGGTCGAGTAACATGGATTGGCGAGATTGGTCAAGACATCTTGGCCTCCACGTTTTTAATTGATGAGATTACTCCTAAGCACTACTCTGGTGTTGTTAAGTCAATAGCTCCGAATCCTAGGTATGCCTTCGTGGTAAGCAAGGAATTAATGAAAAAAGTCCCAGTAATGATACCTAAGCGTTTATCTAGTGGATTAACTGGTAAACTAATTACATTTGAGGCCATTGAGGATGACAAGGGAACAAGCTACCGATATGTTGGATTCAGAAGTAACTACTAACCGTAAATGGTGCAGAGAACAGTCAGATAGATTTCTGGCCTGGGAGATGTTAAAACGTACAGTTTTGCATGAGACTTCGATTGCTATGACGAATGAAGAACTATGTGATACAATAGGCGTATCCTCAAGCCATACTATTCGGCTACTTAATTCTATTCAAGAACGACTAAATGAAGAATGAGTCAATTTCTGAGTCCTTAACTTATTTACAGGACGAACCCGACATCCAAACACTTAGGTACGCCTATGACCAGACCGTAACGGAGCTGGAGTCGTACTTTGATCTATGCCGATCATCTTATGATGATAGACGAAACTACTGGCCAGGAAAGAGCCGTGACCACCGTAAACATGGAGCGGACGCATTCCCGTGGGAAGGTGCTTCAGACATTGAGTGCCACGTAATTGACGAGCGTATAACGAGACTTGTCTCCCTCTTTATGTCAGCTCTCAAGCGGGCTAATGTCCGTGCCTTCCCTGTGGAAAGCTCTGACGTAGCACGTAGCAAGCTAGTGTCTGGTTTCTTAAAGTGGATGGTATCCAGTGGGTACATCCCCCGTTTCTATCGTGAGATGGAGCTAGGAGCTAATTACCTGCTTGAGCGTGGTATCTTAATTACATATGTAGGCTGGCATCGTGAGGATCGACGCTTCCTGCAGAAGTTGGACATCAACCAGATTGCACAGATTAGTCCAGAGGTAGCTCTAGCGATTCAAGAGGGTGGTAATGATGAGGATCTAGTTGTTCTGCTGCAAGCAACCTTTGAGGGGACTAGCCCTAAGCGTGCCAAAAAAGCACTAAAAGAATTACGCAAGAACGGCGAAACAGAACTGCCTATTGTTCGTCGCCAGATTAATGCACCCGAAGTTAAAACGCTCGCCCCTGATGGTGACTTCTTCTTTCCCCCTTACGTCACTGATCCACAACGTGCCCCGTACTGTTTCTGGAGAACTTATTACACTCCACAAGAACTAGAGAACAAGGTAGTAACTGATGGATGGGATGAGGACTTCGTTGACTACGTTATCGAACACTATCGTGGCGTAAACATTGATAGCATCGAGCGTGAGCAAGAGGGTCGTCGTTCAATTAGTTTAACGGACAATGCTTACGAGGCCGAAGAACTCATTGAGATTACTTACGGCTACCAACGTTTAATTGACCCAGAGGATGGCTCAGAAGGAATTTACTGCACAGTATTTCATCGGGACTTTGACGGGAACGCAATGGCTCAGGGCTATGCTAAGTTCGAGCTTCTCAATGGGTACGAAGATTACCCTGTCGTAGTCACGAAACTATCCGAGGATAGCAAGCGTCTCTATGACACTAACACAATACCTTCCGTCCTGCGGGGTATCCAGAATCAGGTTAAGGTTGAGCGGGATTCACGTATCGACAGAAATAGCCTAGCGACATTACCTCCAATTCTGCACCCCGTGGGACAAGCTCCCAACGACTGGGGGCCTGGACGAATGATCCCATATCGCCGTAAGGGTGACTTGGACTTCGCCCCTACTCCTGCGTATAATCAAGGATCACTGGAGATGGAACAGACCCAGCAATCACAGGCTGATCGCCTTGTTGGTTTGGACGAGGGTTCCGCTATCAGTCAAATTCGCCAACAGTTTTTAGTCGATAAGTTCCTGAGCCACACAGCCGAGGTCCTGCGTATGGCATTTAAATGCTTCCAACGCTTTGGACCCGATGAGGTGTTCTTCCGTGTAACGGGTACACCTGATCCAATTCAATTCAACAAAGGGAACCCTGATGAAAATTTTGACATCCTTATTAACTTTGATGTCCAGAACACGGACCCCGAAACGGTCAAGAGTAAACTCCAGCAGTTCGTCCAGCTTAACCAGCTTAATGCGAATAATCGTCTTAATGTGGATAATCTCTTGGATATTGCCGCCGCTGAGATCGACCCAGTTATGGCTGATGCAGTACTCCAGCCAGTGGAGACAGCCCAGCAAGAAATGGTTAAGGACGTTACTGACGACCTCGCTAAGATATATTCAGGGATTGAGATGCCTGCTCGCCCGTCTGGAGCGTCGATTGCGATCCAAGTAATCCAGCAGTACACATCTCAGCCCGATATAGCACAGCGTCTACAGACTGACCCAGCATTTGCTGAACGTCTACAGAAGTACGCAGGTCAGTACACCTTCCAGGTGCAGCAAGCACAGAATGCTCAGATTGGTCGTGTAGGTACAGCACCAGCACAGATGGGTGAAATTGATACACAGAACCTATAAGTACGCAGTACTCCTTTGGTTAATAGCTAGTTCATTTATTATGGCAGATAATCTTACGCCCTCTCAACAAGCCTCTCGTCGGGCACAGGACATCCGAGCAACAGAATATAGAAATATGTTCATTGAAAATGAAGGTTTGCTTCCCAAGGTTTACAGGGACACAAAAGGGAACCGTACCATTGGTATCGGCCTTAACCTTGAGGATAAAGGAAACCAAAAGGTAATAGCCAACATGGGCTTGGATCTAAAGGAAATACTAGCAGGTAAAGAGCTAGAGCGTGATGACATCATTAAACTGTACAATCATAGCTTGACCCAAGCATTCGGGGATGCACAGAAGTTCGATCCAAAGTTCGCTAAACGGCCAGAGCCAGTCAAGAAAGCTATCGTAGATATGGCATTCAACCTAGGACTAACTAAGCTCAAGAAGTTCAAGAAGATGAAGGCAGCTTTGGACGCAGATGACTACTCCGCTGCTGCCGATGAAATGGTGGACAGTAACTGGTACAGACAGGTAAAGAGCCGTGGACCACGGACAGAAAAATTGATGCGTTCAGCCGCACGATAATTTATGACAATACAGGAAGACTTAAAAGCATTACAAGCACATGATTCATTCGGACGATTCGTCGGGATGATTGCTTCACTTCGAGAAGAAGTTATATCAGAGATGCACGAAGCTGAAACAAGCAAGCTTCAACAACTTTCGGGGCGTATCCTTACTTACGATCAAATCCTTCAGATGTCTGATTGGCAAATGCTACAGGCTCGATTCAAGGATGTATTGTAACGTATGTGATATAATCCAAACCATCGCCCTCGCTCGGCGTTAATGAGTGGATAGATATGACAGACGAAATTACAACTGGAGACGCTGAACCAGTACAAAACACAGTGGAAAATACTAATATATCCGTCACGGATTTTGCTACAAGGCGACTCGGTGAGCTAACGAATCAGGTTCAGGAACAAACAGAACCAGAGGAGGAAGCTACCGAAGAAACCGAGGAGCAAGTACAGGAAGAAACCGAGGAGGTCCAAAGCGAAGAGACCACCGAGGAGTCCGAGAGTACTGAATCCGAAGATGTTCTTTCACAGTTTGATTTGGACGATATGTCCGAAGATGATCTCAAGGAGTTATCTGAGAAGCTAGGGTCACGTGCTGTTGCACGTTTTGGCGAACTTACTGCCAAGCGTAAAGCAGCCGAGGAACGGTTGGCTCAGATGGAAGCTAAGCTTTCGCAAAAGAATCCATTGGAATCACGCAAGGTTGACAACAATCCCTACGGTAATCTCGACTCAGTTGAAAAACTGCAAGA